CGCCACAGAACGCATGCGAATCTTCGCAAATGGTCGTGTAGGCATAAACACCACGACAGACGCGGGGTATCAGCTCGACGTATCTGGCACCCTCCGCTCCACCCTTGGTGCAAATTTTGCTACTACGAGCGGGAATGTGGGGATAGGGACTGCGAGCCCAGCCAACAGGCTTGACATTAATAATGCAAACAGAACTACATTAACTTCTACCGGAGGCGGTGTAAACCTTAACTACAACACTAGTACCATTGGCGAATTTGCAACCATAGGATTCTCTTGGGAGTCCTCAAATGATAGAGCTTCTCGTTATGGTATGGGTTTCACCGGAACAAACTTTGCCTCTGGGCAAGGAGATTTGTTCTTATACACAAATGGAAGCAGAAGATTAAATATCACTTGGGATGGCAATGTAGGTATTGGGACTACCACACCCGGCTACAAGGTAGACATATCCCATTCTACTAACGGTATTGGTGGCATGAATGTCTACAATGGAGACAGTGGCGCTAATGCAATATCTGGATATAGGGCTTCTAATGCTAATAATATTGGTCTTATAATGGGCGTGACAGAGTTTAATGCATCTTCTGCTGTGGGTGGTGCTAACCAGTCTGTTATATACTCTTTAGGAAACCAAAATCTAATATTTGGAACTAATTCCACAGAGAGAATGCGGATCACGTCAGACGGATACGTCCTGATCAACCGCACCACCAGTATCGCAGCAGACTACTTCCTGCAGATCAACGGTCAGACATACGGCGAGAGTACGGTAGCATTCAAGCAGACCGGAAACCTCGCGGCATACTTCCTGAACACCATCTCCGTAACAAACGGTGCTACGTTCAACGCGGGAACAGCTTGGGCCGGCGTGAGAAGCATCAACGACATGACCTTCAACGGCAGTGTAACAATCCCGGCCGGAGCTGTTGTCGGTGGCGCTGTAAACGCAAACAGGCTGTCGTTTGCCACCGCATCGAACACCATAACAATGACCCAGTCCGGGAACAATATCCGTGCGATTGCAGGCTTTCATGTGCTCAACCAGTTCGCCGGAACAAACAACGGCACCATAACCCATGGCGCAGGTATACTGGTTCAGGGCGTGGACCGGGTGTCCGGCGCAAGCACACCGACCTTCACCAACTACTACGGTATAGCGATCAACGACATGAACGAGTTCAGCGAGGCTTCGTTCACCAACCGTTGGGGTGTGTATCAGGTCGGTACCACAGACAAGAACTACTTCGCCGGCAGGACACTGATCGGGTCAAATGTTGACGGAGGCGGCGGACAGATCCTGCAGGTAACCGGCGACGCGCTGATCACCGGAAGCGTACGCACAGGGGCACCCACCAGCGGAACATCTCAGGCATGGAAGCTTGGATCGGTGGTTTCTTCCTCGGTAACGCTGAGCACCGGATCTTACGTAGAGGTTGAGATCAACGGAACTTTTTACAGGCTCGCAATAGTAACCCCAGCATAATCTTAAAACAAAAGCAAATGGCAAAGATTGAAGCAAAGTCCATATGGAAGGACGGTCAGAATCAGAACGTAGACCAGATCTCGATCCACATCGTGCACGACGACCTGATCAGTAACGCCACATTCTACTACAGGATGTTCGGCGCCATCCCCCCGACCGAGGAAGGCGGAGAGGTGACCTACGGTCCGACGGTGTCCGAGGGTAACGTGTCCATCTCCGGTGAGGAGTACGATACTTGGGGCGAGTCAGCGAATGTGAACGCTGCCGCGTACGAGTACGTGTGCAGCAAACTTGGTTTGGTTCTTGTCGCGTAAGATTATATCTTTGTGGCTCAACCTCATCAAGTCATTTTTAATCGCGTAAATCAATCAAACTATGCTTGACTTCAACAAGGCCCTCAAGGGTCTCGACGGTAAGCCCCTGAAGGGCGAAGACGACAAGGACCTCACCGTAGGCCGACTGCTCTCCGGATTCTTGGCCAGCCACACCAAGGGCGACGCCCTGAAGTTCTTCGGATGGGCACAGAAGCTGTACAACGGCGAGACCATCGACCTCGACGAGTCAGACAAGGAAACCCTGAAGGAGTTCGTAAAGAACCACGAGGGGCTGACTATCCTCGCGAAGGCGCAGATCCTTGGAGTGTTTAAGGCGTAACCATTTTGTGCAATGGGTTGATAGGAGGGGGCCGTGTGCCCCTTCTTTTTTATACATATCTTTGTATTGCCGGTATCGGCGTATAAAAAATACTCATATGAAAGAATTGATTGCACGTTTCGGCCTCGCGTCGCCCACCTTCTTCATCAAGATCCAGAAGCTCGGTATCCTGCTCAGCGCCCTGTCAGTAGTACTGCTCGGTCTGCAGGCGCAGATGCCTATGGTTGAAATCCCTCAGATCGTATACAAGATCGCCGAGTACCTCGCTGTTGCCGGCGGTGTTGCTGCCACGATAGCCAAGCTCACCGTGGCTGACCCCACGCAAATTAAGTAACCATGAGATGGGTGGTAGCCATCCTTCTCTTTGTAGCGGCATGCACGTCTGTCCGCCCCTATAGACAGGTGGCGGCAGATGCGCGTGTCACCACCGAGAAGAAGGCCATAATCGCTCCGTTTGTATCGGCGCACTTCCCACCGGTTTACCGGACGGTTCGGGATACACTAAGGATCACCGACACCGCATACAACGGCAAGCTCATGTACGAGCTGTACAAGACCATAGAGACACTCCTGAACGCACCCAAGACCGACAACCCGGAAACCAAGAGAAGACTCGACTCATTGATCAAGGCGTGCTCCCAGAGTGTGACCACCACGGTTACCATCAGGGACACGGTGTACATCGCAGACGAAGCCAAGGACATGGCTATATCTCAGTTCGTGTCATCCGTTCAGGCAGAGAACGCTATACTTAAGACCGATACCAAGGAATATAAGGACCGGTCAGACGCGGCCGCCAAGCGCATGCGCACGTATATGCTTGGAATGTACGCAGCCATCGCCGTGGCATTCATGTTGTTAATACTTCTGTTTAAACGATAGTTGAGTAAATTTGTCGTATGTCTGAGAATGTAAAAACCGAGATTAAGTCTTGGATAACTCCGGGACTTCTTACCATATTCTGGGCCGTTTCATGGAGCGCATGGAACGAGATGAGGTCCGACATGAAGAAGCTGCTTGAGGCCAAGGCTCAGACAGAGTACCGCCTGCCCGCGCTCGAGAAACGGGTGGACGTTATGGAGCACAAGGTCGAGAGCATACAAAACGTAATGAGCCATGGCGTTATTCAGAGTCAGCGCCGCTAAGGACGGCAAGCATGCTTGGCAGGCGAAGGGTGTAAACCCTAAGACCGGCCGGGAGATAACCATCAAGGGTGGCGAACCGAAGCACCGTGGCAAGTGGGGAACGAAGGGGGGTAAGACTCCCGGGCAGGTGAAGAGCTACTTCGCCCGTCATGCAAAGAACGACAGCCCTAAGGGGTACATCAACGATAAGAACTGGAGGGACGGCAGTCAAATTGGCCGCAATGTGAACATACCTAACGACAGATTCTGATGGACATAAAGGTCATACACGACACCGTACTTTTCTACTTGAACAAAGAACAGAACGGCTACGTCACCCACGAGGAGATTGACGAGGTGCTCGACCGTGCCCAGATGGTCTTGTTCAATCAGTACCACACCAACCCTAAACTACCGGCGCAGGCTCAGGCTAATGTGTACGGAGAGTCTCAGCGCATGGACGACGCGCTCAGCCCGTTCAAGGCGTCATACACTTTGAACGCTGGCACCACCCCGGGAGGGCTCATCACACTTCCTGCGGGATACATGCACCTGATCAACCTGTACACCACAACCTTCAACTCCCAGCTCGGGAGGAATGTATACTCCGGCGTACAGATGCTGTCAGAGGAGGAGCTCGTTGAGAGGCTGGAGTCTCAGGTGATACCGGTAACGTCGGAGGATCCTGTTGGCATCATGCTGTCACAGAATAGGATACAGCTCTACCCGGCGACCACCGCAACCGGTCAGGTAAACTACTTCACAAGGCCCGTCAAGCCGGTGTTCGCATACACTCAGGTTGGCAGGGTTATCACGTACAATCAGGCCGGTAGCACACAGATGCTCTGGAAGGATATGGACATCAATAACATCATCAGCACGGCGCTGTCATACTTCGGACTCAACTTCAGTAGTCAGGAGGTTATGCAGTTCGCTGAGCTTAAAAACGCTCAGGGACAATAATGACCACTAAACGCAAGATTGCAGAGGAAATCCAGCGCACCTTACGGGGCAATCCTGTAATATCTGCGCGTGTGCACATCAACGACATCAAGCTGATGGTTGAGCAGGTTGCCAACCAGCTTTTGAAGTCGGAGTTCTTCTCTGTGTCACTCCCTGCCGGCGAGACTATACCGAACAACTGTATGGTCTACACGTACGACAACGTGCCCGTCACGGTGTACAAGACCAGTAAGAGCAAGTCAGTTCTCCCGAGCATCCCCATCTCCCTTCCAAGGAATATGGGCGTGCTGCATGTATCCAAGACCGACGGAATCGATGAGCCGTTTGTTCCCATCCCTACATCAATGTACGGGATAGTAAAGCCTCAGGACATGCTAGGCGACCTGAGCGGCCTGATCGGCTACGAGGTTGTGGGATCTGATATTATCTACACCAAGAACCTTGTGTCCATGGGCATCACGTCCGTGTACATCAGGCTTGTCGGCATGGACCTGAGTGTCGTGTCCGACTATGACATCCTGCCGCTGTCCTCTGATATGGAGGCGCAGATCGTGCAGATGGTTTATAACCTGCTTGTTCAGGCCCCTCCGGCTGACCGGGCACAAACATCTAAAGACTGATGAAGACATACTCTTTAGATAAGGTTGTCAGGAATGCTCTCTCTGAGAAGCAGTACCCGATGCACTTCTACCTGCAGTTCCTGCAGTACGGTATCGACTGTTTCCGGGAGTTGAACTTTGACGTACTCAAGAATGTCAAGAGCGTCAAGCTGAACGTGAACAGCTACAAGGCGGCGAAACTTCCCTGTGACTATGTGGACTACATACGTGTCGGCACATCGTCCGGCCAGTACATTATACCATGGGGTGAGAAGCGCGACTCCTTCAACCGGATGAACAACGTGGACAACTCGGGGGTCAAGATACCCTACGGAGATATAGAGGCGGCATCGGGCCAGCTCCCGAATAACTGGGAGGGCTTCTGGTACACGAACTACATCAACGACAAGGGCGAGCACTTGGGCCGGATATTCAACAACTTCCCTGCTCACCGGGAGGCGTTTGTTATCCTGAGAGAGCGCGACGAGATCCAGTTCGATGTGTCCACCGTTGGCTCAACCGTCACCATGGACTACATCACGGACGGCTCGGGGGTAGACGCATGCAATATGGTCCACCCGTACGCCATGGACACCATCAAGAAGTACATCTTCTGGAGGTACAAGGAGTCCGGCCGCCACTACAGCCTGAACGAGCGTCAGCTCGCTAAGCAGGAGTACTACAACGCTGAAAGGATCCTGCGGGCCCGGATGAACTCAATTGATACTATCGATATCCAGAGGGTGATGAAGCGCTCTTACGGACCGACCATAAAGAACTGATGAACACAAAGAAGATTTTTACCGGCGGAATAAATCAGGACGATGCGCACATTATCCTGAAGGAGAACGAGTACCTGAACGCGCTCAACGTGCGTGTGGTTACGTCCCGTGACGGTAAGGTCGGATTTGTTTCAACCATAGAGGGTACGACGCAGAAGTCTGTCACCCTCCCGACCGGCACCAACAAGACCATCGGTGTCTGCGAGGACTCCAGAAGGTTAAGGTTGTTCTTCTTCAATCAGAACAGCTCGGGTAACCACGGCATATACTGCTACGACTCAGTGGCGAACACGGTTTATACGGTACTGCTGAACTCTCAGGTAACCGGAGGGCTCGGGTTCTCCGCGCTTATACCGTCGGCCAGTATTGTGGACAACCTGCTGTACTGGACAGACGGGGTTAATCCGCCGAGGAGGATAAATGTGGAGGCCGGCATCAAGCTCAATCACGCAGGGTACACCACCACCGTCGCGCCGTACACAAACCCTATAGCGCAGTCGGTTATCACTGTCATTCGGAATCAACCGGCGTACTCGCTTACGGTAGCAAAGGCTATTGTGGCCGGCGCAACCTATTCAAATAACTTCATCAAGGACGAGGCATTCCAGTTCGCGTACCGTTTCGTGTATCGGGACGGAGAGATGAGTACGTTCTCCCACTGGTCAAGGCTGATCAACTTCAATACGAATCAGGAAACAACGGATGACTACAGGGCGATAAACGTGACGGTTCCGTCGGCCCAGCCGTTACCTCAGGACCTCAAGAGGATCGAGGTGGCGGTCAGGTACTACTTGGACGGCCGGATGTTTATCATCAAGAAGTTCACAACATTCACCGGAACGCTTACGTTCCAGTTCTTCAACGACTTCATAGGTATAGCGGTAGACGACGCCACTGCAACAAAGCAGTTCGACTCTGTGCCGCTCAAGTCTTTAGCGCTCGAGGTGGCCAAGGATCGTTTGTTCTTGGGAAACAACACCGAGGGCTACGACACGCCTACGATAACGTCTCTCACAAACACTGTCATACCGTCCACCGGCGGAACCACTGACACCACCCCGGGTGAGTGGTATAAGGTTGACTTCAGGGTTATGCCAAGCCCTGACATAAACACGGTATACGTGCTGGAGATTCCCGGTATCGTTGACAAGGGATACTACAGAACCAATCCGATAACAACGGTCCCACCGACAGCCACCACAAGGTCATGGGTTGGACTGGCTTACATTGGGCCCGTATACACAGATCTGCTCGCTGCATTGGACGCCATCTACGGTCCGTCTGAGATTGTTGGCTTCACAAACTTCTTGGAGGTTACGGTCACCAACGTTCCGTCAGGACAGCTCAACTCGCTCAGTAACTCTGTAGGGTTCAAGAGCGCGGCGTACTACCGGATGGGCTTGGTGTTCTACGATGAGGCCGGACGTAAGTCTGGTGTGGTAACCAAGGACGAGCTTAAGTTTATAACCCCCGAAAGGAACTATACGCTCACCTCGTACATAACCGGTGTGAGCTGGAGCCTGACAAACAACGCGGACCTGAACATACGACAGCAGGAGATACCGGCATGGGCCAAGTACTACTCGATCGTGATGACCAAGTGCCTGCGCACGAACTTCTTCATGCAGATGAGGTCAGACGGGATAAAGTACGTGTCTAGGAACGCGACCACCGGTGAGTACTCCGAAACAAACTCGCATTCTTCAAGTCTGTACGGGACAAGCATAGACATCAAGTCCTTATTCTCCATAGGGTACGGGTATACCTACCAGCCCGGCGACATCATAAAACTGCACACCAACACCGGTGCGCTGTACAACCTGAACATCAAAGACACCTACGGAGAGTATGTAGTCTGCGACCTTGTAAACCTGAGCGGCGTAACAACCGTGTTGTACGAAATCTACACGCCATTGTTCTCTACGTTCGACGACACCTACTACGAGAAGGAGGATGTGTATCCTATCGTAAACCCCGGGGCGACAAACCGGTCTTACTCTACCACGAGCGGCACCATTGCCGGCGATATATATCTAGTCCAGAGAAGTATACCAACGGCGTCTTCCTACTTGGTTGAGGCCATGAGCCCCAATGATTTTAAGTGGAAGGAGTGGAACGTGAACATCGGCAGAGTGAACGTGGTGACCAGCGCGGGTCAGGTCGTAAAGACCGGCAACGTCCGGTTCAGCAACGTGATCATCCTTGGAACAGAGACCAACGGTCTTTGTTCGTTTGATTCTTTGGATGACACGTCTCTTCCATACGAGATGGGTCCGCTGTACAAGCTGATCCTAGCCTCGAAGGTTCAGGACGAGGGAACTGTCATGCTCGCCATCGGGCAGCACGAGACAGCGTCCCTGTATCTGGGTGAGACCCGGGTGTTCGACAACTCCGGATCGTCCTTCTTGGCCAAGAGCTCGGGGGTTATAGGAACGGTAAACGTACTCAAGGGATCCTACGGTACAACAAACCCTGAGAGTGTGGCGGAGTGGCTTGGAAATGTGTATTGGTTTGACGCAAGCAAGGGCGGTGTGATACGATACGATTCGAATGGACTTTTCCCTGTGTCATCCTACAAGATGATGCGCTACTTCCGGAGCGTAGGCTTTGATACTATTGCCGGCGGGTATAAGGTGTTCGGGGGTGTGGATCCATACCATGGGGAGTTCCTGATCATGGCGCCAAGAAAGACTGTCATCCCTCAGAACGGCGTACTGACGGACATGGAGCTAAATACCTTCACCGTACCGTTCAACGAGCAGACAAATATCGACCTGTCAGCCGTGCTGAACGCGGGGTCTGTATACAAGTACACAACCACCGGCGGAAGTGTGACGGTAACATACGCCGGCCAGACACTGTCCGGTACGTTCTTCTACGATGGGTACACGAACATCCTGAACGTATTCCCGGCAGCTCCCGGGACATTCAGTATTATATTCACAGAGGTAGAGAAGTCTACCTACTCCGCATACGACGGCCATGGAGGTGTGTACGCATTCCAGCCCGGATTAGACCGGTGGACGTCCAAGTACAGCTTCGTGCCTGACTACATGTCGATGGTGGCCAACCGGCTTGTTAGCTTCAGGAACGGCGTTCCACACGTACATGACTCCCAGTCTCACAACACGTTCTACGGCGTGACCTTCGACTCCTCCATAACGACTGTGCACACGGAGGCTACGAACGTAATCAAGAAATACTACGCGCTGTTTGTCGAGGGCGACACTCCTAATCTGGTGCACGTCAGGACCGAGGTGCCAAACGTACAGAGCTCTGACATCAGGTCCGGGACATACGACCCAAGGCTTATGACAAACGGCGACTTCACCATAAAGGAGGGCGTAAGCTACGCGAGCATCCTCCGGGACAGACTTTCTCCAAACATCGCCGGGGTGTACGACAGGAGGCTCATGTTCGGCGACGACATGATCGGAGAGGTTGGTATGTTCACGGTTGTGTACAAGAGGCCGACATCCTTAAAGAATCTCAAGCTGTTCAATATAGGTTTCATCCCAAGCCGTGGCCATACAATCGAATAATATCGATAAATTTGTGTATGATCAAGGAGGTGAGACAGGCCTTTCAAGACGACCAAGACATACTCAAGTACTTTGACCCGACGGTTCCTGTCACAAATACTGACGAAGTTTGTGACAATATTTGCGACAAGCTGTTTGAGTACGCGCTAGACTATCAGGCCAATTTCGTCCCCGTAAATGGAGGGTACATATTCACCGCCGGCGATCATGTACTGGTGAGCTTCGGGATCAACGTGAACATGAGGACGAAGGAGAATCTCGAACTACTCTGGGGTGCGATCAACGAGAACTTGAAGAGGCCATTCAGCTGTCATCTGTGGGCGAAGAACACGAGAGCAATAAACTGGCTCAAGCGGTGCGGGATGACGGAGGGCAAGACATACGAATTTGAAGGACATAAAATAATCGAACTATGCCATTAGGAGGATTAGTAACAGCAGGACTCATTACCGCCGGTGTGGGCTCCGCTATTGGTATAGGGAAGGGAGTATCCGACCTGTCCAGAGCGAAGAAGATAAAGCCACAGTACAGTCCATTCCAGATAAGCGAGTCAGCCAAGCGCATGCAGGGACTGGCTCAGGCCCAGTTGAATGCCCGTGCTCCGGGTGCCGCTCAACGTGAGCGTGCCATCCAAGGGTCTCAGGCGCAGACACTTGCGGCCGTTGGTCGTGGCGTGACTGATTCTGCAACAGCGTTGCAGATGGCGGCTGCTTCCCAAGCCCAAGCGGGTCGGGAGGCTGCATCTATGCAGGACCAAGACGCTCAGTACTACCAGAACGCCATATCAAGACTGTTCGGCGCAGAGCAGAACATGCAGCAGCAGGAGGCCATGAAGTACCAAGAGGACTTCCGAAAGTTCCAGCTCGACAGTCAGATGAAGGAGGCGCTCAGGTCCGAAGGATTCCAAGGTATCGTCGGCGGACTACAGAATATTGGCAGCATGGCGATGAGCTCAGGGATGAACTTCGGTGGAGGTCGCGGCGCATCACGTCCCGGATCCATGATGAACGCTCCGATGGCGACCGCATCGTTTGGTTCTTCCGCCGGAATGAATCCGGTGGTCGGGTCGACGTTTCTGAATCCACAACTCGGATCGGCGGCCATCAACTCAACAAGTCCATTCAGGATGAACCCGTCTCTCGGTGCCGCTGCCATCAGGCAGACAAGCCCGTTCGGGGGATAATTAATGACAGACAGAAACTATAAGCATAATGCCGGCATACGTTAAGTCAGTACGATACAGCGACACCCCGTCCAGCATACTGCTGCAACAGGCTCAGTACGCCAAGCAGTCGCAGGCTCTTCTGCAGAAGGCTGCCATAGACGACGACAGGGCTAGGCGTGTCATCCCCATGGGGTTGGCTGACAAGCTCAAGAACATGGACGCCGACGTTATCCAGTCAGACCTGACCGGTGCCGTTGAGTCGTTATCCGAGATGGTCAGGAATAGCTCAATCCCAACCTCCGAGATAAACGCCACCGCCGCCAACATGATGGCAAACATATCTCAGAAGTCTCAGGTGGTGAAGCAGTTCAAGGCAGGCGTTGATGAATCACTTAAGGACATCGACAAGACGTTCGGTCTTGACAAGAACAAGGTCAGGGACTATGCCGCAGCATGGCTCGCCAAAAACATAAACGATCCCTCCCAGCTCGGGAGTGCCAATGACTTCCTGCGCAGAACACTTGAGAACCCTCAGGAGTTTGTTGACCGAAAGGAGGGTGTACGCACCATGCAGACCATCGTGGCCAAGGCGCCAAGGTTTTCTGTTGGAGAACTTGTAACCGTTGACGCCACCGGTAATAAGAAGCTCGTATCTGGACATGAGGGCAAGCTTGCTCCATGGTACAGAATGAAGGAGGTTGTCGATCCGGTGACAAAGATGAAGACATTTACCCCCGAGCTGAAGACCTCTGCTGACGGCGCCATTGACGAGACCGTGTTCGACCAGATATACAACTACTCCGAGGGGCCCATGGATTACCGGGTCCGGATGACAGTGAACGCAGGGGCCAACGACATAATCGACGAGAACAATAAGGGGAAGAAGCCCGGGGACGCCGGTTATTTGGACAGGGCTGACGCCGGCACGTTCGAACTTGCAAAGCGCAAGTACGTAACGGACTTCCTGCAGACCATGACGGCGCCTGAGATAAATACACGGTCAACCGTTGATGTAGCTGCGCCAAGGGTCGGAAGATCTGGTGGATCTGGAGGTACCGGATCTGGAGATGGGGCTGACATTCAGTATAACCGGTATCTGAGAATATCCCAAAAGGTTGAGGCCCCGAAAAACCCCGGCATGGGTCAGCAGATAAACCTGCTCGAGGGTGGAGACCAGAAGTACGTAATGGATCTTGCATCTAATGCGTTAGGCCGTAGGGCAAACGCCGCAGAGTTTGATCTGGTTCCCGGCCCTAGTGGCGACATCATGCTCAGGGCTGCGTCTGACCTCAGAGATTCCGACAAGCGGATCATATTCAAGAAGGGTCAGCCGTTGGCGACGATCCAGTCCGGTACCACCACGGTAGCCGAGGCGAAGCAGATCGGGGGAGTTAAAGAAGCCAAGAGGGTTGCAGCTCAACCGGCCAAGACAGGTAAGAAAAAAATATCCGGATTCTAAACCAATAAGGAATGCCCGTTTCAAACGACAAGATCAAGGTTCTGTTCGACGCCGTATCTTCAGACTACGAGATAGGAACGATTGATGAGTTCAAGACTAAGATGCAGGACCCGGAAAAGAGGAAAGCCTTCTATACCGGCATAGGCAAGGAGTATGATCTTGGCGAGAACCTTGACGTGTTTGAGTCAAAGCTTGGGTTTAAAAAAAAAGATGGTGGAGTATCTCCGGCGCCATTGCCAATATCCGGAACTCCTGCGGAATCTCCGTTACCATTACCTTCAGTTGGCGTAGACCCGATAGAGCTCCAGAAAAGATACGAAAGAGTCGGCGGAGGAACGTCCTACCTTAACGACCTTATCGGGAAAAGAAAGTCTGCAGACCCGGTATTTGCTCCATTGGCGTCCGACATGATGAGGTCTGCCGCTTCTTTCAACGAGCAGGGTAAGAAGGTAGAGCGCACCAATCTGGTGTACGATTTCTTGGAGAAGAACTTCGATGTAAATACCAATGACAATACACGGGATGCGTTTGTAAGTAGCCAGTACGCAGGAACATATTACTCCGAGTCTCCGGACCTGAAGTACGAATACGACAAGTCCGACCTGAAGTCGGTTCTCACGCCTAGGCAGTTTTCTGGATTGAAGTCTTTGTCTTTCGGAAAGCAATCCCAGTTCTTGGAATCGTCAAAAAAGCTTGCCGACCCTACTGTAGATCAAAAGGAGAAGGACATCATAAAGCTTGAGCTCGACAAGGTTGGTATCGGCATCGACAAGGATGCCGCCGCATCTATTGCTCAGCAGGGCCTTGACATGACCATGGCAGAGGGTTTGTACCAGAAGGCGAAGAATGATGAGTCTTTGGTAGAAGAGGCGCTTAGGAACTACGACCTTGAAAACCCATACACAGTCAGGTCATTTACGAATATCATAAAGGGGGCAAGCGAACGCGGCTATCTTGTTGGTGAGCGTGCGGACATATTGACCGCCACATCAGACGAGACAGGTATTGATGTAGATAGGCTTGCTTATCTTCAGGGAGAGCTTAAGAATTCAAAGGCAAGCAAGGCGTATGAGCAATTCTCCCAGAATCCTACATTGGACAATTTCAAAAAGAACCCTATAGGCATCATGCTCGAGCTTAGCCTTGAGAGTCTTGCTGCATTGTACACTCATGGCGCTACAAGAATAGGCGCAGGCGTTACGTCTGGCGCTACTGTCGGTAGTGTTATTCCGGGGTTTGGCACAGCCGCTGGTGCTTCTTACGGCGCAATAGTAGGCACAGGTCTTTCGTCTTTGAATCTTGAGTACTCTTCATCAATACTGGAAGGGCTAGATGCGCTGGGTGTAAACACGTCGGACGCAGAGCAGCTCAGGAATGCGTTTGCCAACGAGGAGACAATGTCAAAACTGAAGAGGTCTGCCTACGCAAAAGGTATACCTGTTGCGGTGTTTGACATGATCAGCGGCGGTGTTGCCGGTAAGATACTAAGCAAGCCGGCCAAGACCCTCGCCGGAAGGGTTACAAGTGCGGTTGCGGAGACTGCGGTTCAGGCCGGACTTGGTGCAGTCGGGGAGGCTACAGGCCAGATCGTAGAGCAGGGGAAAATCTACAGCCCCTCTGCCGTACTTATGGAGGCGTTAGGTGAGCTTGGACCGGGAACTGTTGAGATTACGTATGGAACAATGGTGGAGTCGGCTAAGAGGAATCAGAAGCCATCTACCGGGGATGTCGTGGCGATCGTGGAGTCCATGCCAAAGGAAAGGATCAACGAGAATCTTGACACTCAGGTGTCTGCCGGGATCATAACACCTGATCAGGCAAACATCGTAAGAAACGAGGTTGCTCGGGTTGAGACGCTTACTTCTAAGATGCCGTCCGACATAACGGTTGATGCAAAGTCTCAGATCGTGGACCTCCTTCAGCAGAAGGCGGATCTTCAGCAAAAAGCAAAGACGCTTGACGATGCATTCAAGGCAGACGTTGAGCAACAGATTTCTCAGATAGATCAACAGATTGTTCAAATAACACAAACAGACAGAAATGCCACTCTACAAAGCGCAAGGCAGCAGCAAGCAGTCAGTCCAGAAGGCGGTGTCCAAGAACGTCCGGGAACTGATGGCGGACAACAAGAAGTCGGGCAAGGAGCGCGGCAACAAGGGCAAGCCCCGGTCGAAGGCACAGATACTGGCGATAGCGTACGCCGCAGCGAAGAAGAAGTAGGAACACGCCTTGCCGGCGAACTGTCTCAGGAGCTACAGCAGGACTATCAGCCGATCATCGATCGCGCTTCCAAGGCCTACAGTAGTGCCAACGTATCGTTCGAGGTGCTTGACGATGCTGAGTTTGTGGCCCGTACAGGGAACACTGAAGCTGAGGGCGCGTTCATATCTACAGACAAGAGCGGTAAGATCATACTCAACCGTCAGAAGATGGAGGCCGCAGGACCCGGCGTTATTATATGGCACGAGGCCGCTCACCCGGTGATGAACACCATCCGGAACACGGACCGACCGCTGTACGACAAGATGGTCTCCGGCTTGAAGCAGCTCGCGCAAACTAACCAGCAGCTTGCTGGCGCTCTTCAGTGGGCAGACCAGTACGCTGTCAAGATCAGAGAGACTGGCGGGACAGAGCAGGCTGCAAGAGAAACGGCTGACGACGAAGCAGTCGTTGAATCTATTGCCCAAATATCCGCATCCCCAGAGTTGCTGGCTAGCCTACCGAGAAGCATCAAGCAGACGATGATTGAGTTCATCAACAGCGTGGCTAAGATGCTCGGAATAAAGGGCCGCATCGCTGACGTGGACGACACTGCCACGTTTAGGCGCATGGCTCGGGAGATATCTCGTGCACTGAAAGAAGGCCGGGACATATCGGAGATTGTAGGGGCGGAGAATGTAGGAAGAGTTCGGGGTCTTGGGGTTTCAGCACAGTTTAGATCCCCAGAGCCACAGGTTGATGATAGTCCGGTGTTTTTTGAAAACGCGAAAGACTTCGCAAACAAATCGTCCTTTTCAAACAAAGTAAAATTCAAGGAGGCGATTCAGAAAATGCTCAAGGATAACATACCGTCCTTGAGAAAAAAATATGGAAAAGGATTTGATCCGTCCCAATACAACGACACAACATTCAGGTATCTTTCAGATGTACTTACAAAAGAATCTGTAAACGCAATCGGGCAACACCCAGAGGCGATAGGGTGGTATGACGAAAAGACCCAATCGGCATTAGCGGCACTGTCGGCTGTACATCCTGAAATTGCTACCGACATGGAGGCTAGAGGCGCATTTATTGCGGCATTGGCAATCATGTCAAACGGGAATAAGGTAGACAAAAACTTTGAGCTTGCAGAGCAGCAGTATAGAACCTACAAGGAGACTGGCAGGTTTGATTCTAGTGGAGAGTTCGGTGCGCAGCAGGTAGGCATAAAGAAATCCCTCAAGCTGATCAACGAAATGCTTGATTCGGGCCTTACGATGGGGGATATTAATAATTTCTTTACGTCTAAGTATAGGGCTGGGGACTTAAAATACAAAGACGCATCAGGAAAGTCAAAAAGTCTTGTTAGCGGGGAGCTTGCTAACGAACAAGTGTATGGGGCTGTCGTTTTGGGCCCTAAGATTGGCAATGGGTTTTACATGAACCTATGGGGGGAGTTTGGACAGCTAACCATGGACAGATGGTTTATGAGGACTTGGGGAAGGCTTACCGGTACTCTTATTGAAAAAGATCCCGACCAAATAAAACAATCTAGAGAACGACTGACTGATTCAAAAAACAAAATACCAGCCGGGTCTGTAGAGTATAAAAGCCTCGTATCAATTGTTGGGCCGATATCCAAACTTTCAGTATCAGACTTGGCTATTGCTATACAGAAAGCGTCTGCCGACAAGAAATCTAGAGAGATCCTACAGTCGAACGCCAAGCTTGACGAGCTCAGAAAGGCGGCAAACAACTTGGCAAAGAAAGAGTCTGGAGAGAAGGAAGCTCCTGCCAATGGCGCTGAACGAAAGTTTATCAGAGACGTGTTTGAGGATATAAAAAGAAGACTCTCTGTGGAGCATGGCGTGGATATAACAATGGCTGACCTTCAGGCGGTATTGTGGTATCCAGAAAAAATACTATACGAGTCGTTTAAGGAGGGGGAGAGCTTCGAGGATGCATCTTCTGGATATACTGAAGACTCTGCGCCCGACTATTTAAACTCAGCAAAAAAATTATCAATTAAACTTGGAGCAACAAATGAGCAAATTAATGCGGCCGTATCCGAAAGAAGAAGAGTTTCTGGAGAGTCTTCCGGAACAAGACCTTCCGTTGGTAGCGAAGGCGCTGTCAGATCTGGCAAAGACGCCCTATCAACAATCTCAGATATTAAAAGATCCGAAAAGAAGAGTACCACCCAGTTCTCCCTCGGCAACCGTCAGGCCATCATAGACAAGGCCAAGGCAGACGGCACCTACCTCAAGGCACCCAACGGTCAGCCCACGAAGTTGACCGAGGACCAGTGGACAACAGTACGCACACCAGAGTTCAAGAACTGGTTCGGGGACTGGGAGAATGACCCGCAGAATGCGAGCAAAGTGGTGGATAATAATGGCGAACCGATGGTGGTTTACCATGGCGCTAGGGAAGCAGGCTTTGACAGGTTTGCCGACACGGAGGGAAGAAAGCAAAGCCAAGCCCCAGACGGATCAAGCTTCTTTACGACTAGCAGAGACGTCGCCCGTAGTTATTCAGGAACAAACAAGGAAGTTCAAGACTTTGGTCTTGAAGAGTTGGACTCTAGGGGCGGGATATATTCTGTGTTCCTGAATATCAGGTCCGAATATGGTGTGGACTTTGGTGGTGCAAACTGGGATGGATTCCTTTACGGCAAGTTTGAAGTGTATAACGAAGAGACGGGTGAGACGGAGATATTTGATAGTATGTCAGAAGCGGAGAATTACGCAGACGAAAACGGTATAGACTATTCTGATATCCGAGAGGATCCGTTTGTTGGCCAATCAACAAATGAATTTGTTTCTGACGCAATGCGTGCCGGGGTTGACGGGGCTATCATGTACAGCGTTATAGACACAGGAAGCCGTTCCGGCTATGATGTGGAGTCTGACGTATATGTTGCCTTCAACCCCAACCAGATCAAGTCTGCCACCGCTAACGTAGGCGCGTTCTCCACCGAGGATAACAGGATCCAGTTCTCTATGGGTGGACGCCCCAAGGTCGGAAAGATAAACTGGGAGAAGTCTCCCGAAGGGAAGGGCGATCCGTCTATATCCTCAAGAAATCCGATAGTCGTAAAGGCCGCTCAGGACCTCAAGAACGCCCTAATATCAAACGAGGAGTACAGAGCCACCGTCAGCGAGAACTCTCCGATAGGGCCCATAACAAGGTTCTTTGAGCCGGCTACACTTGAAGAGATGCGCAGGGCGCTGGATTCTAACAAGGCAGTAAGGGTTGAAGTGCCTATTGAAGACGGGGTTAAAGTTGCACTCAGGCTTGATATTCCTGCGTATTTAAACAATAACACGTGGGTTGTATCGATACATGACGGAACAATAAAGCAGGGGAAGTCCATATCCTACACAAACGTAGCTAGGATAACAAACGTTTTATTTGGCACCGAACCAAAAGCCGCACTTAATATATCCGGCGGAATTCAAAAGACCGCAATAGGAAGAATGTACGGTGACTACCAAAACATTCCGGGCGAAACTACCGAGGAGAGAGGTGAGAACGCTAAGCGTTTGGTGCAAGAGATTGTCGACGATCCGAACTATGTTCAGGTCGGTATGAACCCGTTCAGGCATTCATACTTCTACGACAGGAACACCGACATGGGCCGGCCGATCAAAAGCGCAGACGAGGTCATACAGGTCGGGGGTCTTGTGTACGCAAAGAACCCAGTATACGGCGAGTGGACAGACGAGGCATACAGGGTGGCAGGTCTCTTTGATTCCACAGGTGCAGCCGTTCAGTTCTCCATGGGTAACAGACCGGAGCAGAGGCGCGAGTTCAAGCTTGTGGCGTTTGTCCTCCGGAAGAAGGCAGAGGGGTACACCGATGGGCAGATCGCGTTCGCCATAAACAGCGCACTTCCTACCATGACACCACAGGAGGTGCTGAGCCTGTTGCGCGATCCTAAGCAATACTTACAGAACGCCTTCCCGGGTATGACAAGCCTGCAGTACGCCAACCTGCTGCGCCGTGCAGAGATAGTAAACATCTACCGTCCACGCGGGTTCACCCCGAAGGTGACAGAGATGTTTCTGTCCATGGGTGTAGATCAGGAGGTGCTCGACAGGTACTACATGAGGGTGAAGACCCGCAGACAGGTCATCGCGGAAACGATTGACAACTGGTTCAAGAAGGGATTTGATCCTGCAAAGGGATTGCCGAAGTGGGTGCTAGAGGCTAAGGAGATGGCTCGGGGGGCTAGGAATCTAGAAATAGCTCAGGCGAAGAAAACACTTGACAAGCTTGCCGCTGTATCAAAGAAGATAGGGTTCGATGACTGGGAGCTGTTCAAGCTTGCCATGAAGTCGGTTGATTTGAATGCCGGTAATACCACCATGGCGCTGGCTCCATACGCGCCATCTTCTGCTCCGCTGTCCGGACTGAGCCTTGAGCCACCGGTGAGGGCAAACAATCCGGTGCTAGCGAGACTGCCTTTGGAGATCCAGCCGTTTGTCACGCGCATGCGAAACCAGATTGACGGGTTGTCAAACAAGCTTGTTGCCGGAGGTTTTGTCAACCCCGCTGTTGCTGTGGCCATCGAGAAGAACTTGGGCCAGTATATCACTAGATCGTACCGGTTGTTTAACGAGAAGGGCTTTACGCCCGATCCAAAAGCATACAACGCAGCGGTTGATTACTTGGCGAACGAAGAGTACAGGGTGCTGTTGCAGGAGTTCTATGATAAGAATGTCAAACCCGAGCTGCCGTCAAATCAGGCAAGGATAGGCACAGACCAAGAGTCAGGCCAGCAGATCGACATCCCGTACGCCGACCTTATGGTTCAGGCAGTCGAGAACGCAAAGCGCAGGGTTGACGACATAATAACACGCAAGGATAATCCTTACTTTGGTTCCGGCTCTGTCGAGTCAAGAGATACGGGCATACTGAAGACTAGGAAGTTTATACCGGTAGCGATAAGGGAGCTGATGGGGGAGTACACGGACCCGGGCATAACGTTTATGATGACCGTGGCCAAGCAGGCATCGCTTGCTGCGAGTAGCCAGTTCCTGAAGGACCTTCGGAAGCAGGGGCTCGGTACGATGTTCTTTGAGAAGAACGACCCGAACCGTCCGCAAGGGTTCAATACTCCTATCGCCGGAGAGAAGAGCAGTGCACTCGAGCCGCTGAATGGCCTGTACACCACGGCGGAAATATATGAGGCGCTTCAGGATGCGGAGGTGACAAGGAACAGAGCTGTTCAGTTCTGGATGAAGGTGGTCAGCACTAACCGGTGGTTCAAGACTGTCGGATCCATCCGGACACAGTTCGTAAACTTTGAGTCGAACCTTGGTTTTGCCGTTATGAACGGACTGATATTCACCAAGGAGGGTCGGCCACTTGGAAGGGCCATGGCTGAAAGCAAGAGCTATGTTTCTGGTCAGTACAGGACGGAGACTGAGATGTCTGAAATAACTAAGAAGGCGATAGCGCTTGGGCTGGTCGGTCAGGACATAGACATTAATGCAATCAAGCAGGCGTTCAAGGAGAATGACATGTTTGAGATGGCGCTCGATGTGGCGCTCACGGACAAGGGTATATTCAAGAAGGTATCCAAGAAGGTTCGCCCAATGGCAGAGTTCAATAAGCTGTACCGGATGGGTGACGACTTCTGGAAGGTGTATGGGTACATGTCAGAGCGTGCTCAGATCGCGAAGCTGCGGTTCGGGGGACAGTACGAGTCTCTCACATCAGAGCAGCAGGACGCTGTAGACAGAGAGGCTGCAGACCGTGTTAAAGATACATGGCCGACGTATGACAGGATGTGGAACGAGATCAGGAGTCTAAGCCAAAACATTCCGATACTTGGTAACTTCGTGGCGTTCCAAGCGGAGTCCATGAGGGTAATGATCAACGCAGGCAAGCTCGTTGCTAAGGACATGAAGGACCCTCAGATGCAGACGGCTGCCATGAGAAGGGCCGGAGGTATGTTGGCGTATGTCGGGATAAGGACCGCCATAACCACAGCCGTACCTCTTGCGCTAGGGTATGGGGTCTCAGGGGTTATTGGCGAACTCATAAACGATGACGAGGAGGAGGATAAGAAGTGGGCGCTTAAGGAGGTCAGTCCTTTGTTTATGCGCACTGGAGACATCATTGCATACCAGAGCAAGGACAAGCCACACATGTACACCGTGATTGACATGTTGTCTATAGACCCGCTTGGTATACCGGCTAGATCAATAAACGCATTCACGGAGGGCACAGAGACCTTCGACCCGGGGATTGTTGCCTCTGTGTCTGAGCTGATCGGGGGATTCCTAGAGAGGGAGATGACGTTCAAGTTGGTGGAGGATCTGGCCAACAACTACAACTCAAGGAACGGGCTACCAATATGGAATAGCGAGGATAAAAGAGCTGAAAGGGTTGGGAAGGTTGCAGACTATGCATGGCAGTCATTGAAGCCATCGACGTGGGGGTTGATAGAGAGGGCTATCTCAAACGAGAACAAGATTGCAGAGGCTACTGCTTTTGGAGGATTCCGCCCATACGAGGTAGACCTTCACAAGTCTTTTGACATATCCTTGTCGAAGATGCAGAACAGCATGAGCGAGATATCCAGAGAGTATGGAGCAATAAGCCGTGACGAGAAAAGGTCTGATCAGGAGAAGGAGGAGGCTAGGATCCGGGCCGGGGAAAAGAAGGCTTCGGTTATTGCGAAATACCACAGGCTTTACAGCACACTGATAAAGCTTGGCGCAGACCCGGAGGTGATGGAGGAGATTGTCAACAGTAAGAGCTCAATCAAGATGACCGGAATGGACAAGAAGACGAAGGCTGCGATCATTGATGGAGAGGTCGACCCAACAACACTCTACTAAAGGAGAGGGGTTAAACCCCCTCCCTTCTAAAGATAATCGTTCTGGCGATCGGGTAGGAGCCAATAAACCCCTCCCTGCCGTTCTTTGTTACAAAGAACTCATAGCATCCGTCGTGCACCCGGTGGTAGCATCCTTCCACCATATCCACCCGGTGTATCTGCCCGATGAGAACATGCAGTACGTATCTGTACATCCTGTTTGGTTTAATTGGTTCCATAGGTTTCGTTGTAGTATTGTTCTGCGTCTTGAAAGTCTTCTACATTTCCATGTGATAAATCAACGCCCATAATCTCACCATCTCTGTATCCTTGATTGTACGCTGCTTTAATTTGATCTTTATCCATTTGCTTGGCTTGTTCCCATATGTCATCAGGCCATTGACTCAAAGGCTTTAACATCATATTGTACAACCATTCTACCGCTGTTTGTTGTTTACTCATGGCACCAAGTTTTTATACTCTAACTGAATAATCAGGTCAATATAATGTTTTGCTTTTAGCAGGTCGGTCACGCCTCCTTTGTCCCGGTGCCGGCATAGATACTTGATAGCTGCACCTTCAAGATACGGGATGCTGTTGGCGTGAATGAACTCCGCCGGCTGGATGCGATACTTCTTGTAGTGTGTCCCGCCTTCTTGCTTCTTTAGCGCATCTTTTTGCGTGTAATCATCAATGTCGGACATGATGCTTTTAAGTTTTGTGAGCATGGTGTGTGGTTATTTATTTAGTGCTTCGATTAATGCGTCTGCGTATTTTACTGATTCATTTGAAATAAATGATGGAGTAACAGTTCCATATTTTGATATAAATCCTTGCATCGCCATTGCTGCGAAATATTCTCTTTTTGTCAAACCATCTTGAACTCCTTGCTCACTGTTGTGAATGGAGTCGTTTGCCATTGTTTGTTGTGTCATGGTGTTATTGTTTTACTGTTTCAACCTTTTTTAATCCCCTTCATATTCAGACTCTTTCAGTCCGTTAGCATAGTAATCTTCAACAGTTTGCTTTGGCTTCTTTACTATCTCAATAAGTTTACAAAGACAAGCAAGTTCTGCTTCTTCGTATGTTTTTGTATTATTAAATGTGTGACCAACCCACCAATCATATCTATTGGCCGTCTTGATGTATTCTACATATTGATGCAATCCATATTTCTCACGAAAGAACCTGAAGGCTTGTGAGAATAGTGGTGCAGCAGTGAAATAATCATCACTCTGAAACTGAACAGATGAATCGAAAGTTTCCCCAATATATGTTGCAAAACAAGGTTCATTAAAGTCAAGCTCCTTAAGTGCTACCGCTTCTTTAAATGGAATAAAGTCTTTCATTGTGTGTTTTTTATTCGTAAATGTATTTCCCCACCCACTCTGTTCTACCTTCAGAGTTGGTAGTTTTTCTTGGCTCTATTGATAGCGCAAACATCGGATTGCTTATTTCGCTCTCAAACGCAATAGGTAGTTTGGGTTGTTGGATGGATTGGATTATTCCATCGCATCTGTTATCTTGGATATCAACGCTTGACAAAGATGACATGATGATAGCTTTCCTCAAATCCTCCTTTGTGAATTCATACTTCTCACGAGCTTTGTTGTATCCTTGTTTCCACCACTCTCTTTTATCATCATTGTATAGTATTTCTTCTCTTGCCAATTTGTCAACATCCTCACCATTGCCCATTGGCGGGAGTCTGTCTACGCCATCAAGATATGGTGCTCCGTTGAGTGGGATGTGGGCGGATATCCTTTTGCATTCCCGCCTGTACGAAAACCCGAATCCATCCGGAGAGATCATGAGTAGGTCCTCTCTTCCGTTATCGCACACCCTATGACATCTTCGTATCCTTCCGCTAGGATGGTCGAAGTTGAGCAAGAATGAATCCCCGGGCTGAACATCCTTGTAGTCCAACACCAATAGGTAGTTGTCTGCTTTGGTTACCTCGTGTCTCATTAGAATTTGTTTTTCCACATCATTGATGGCACGGGTCGGGGGCCCTGCTGGTTATACTTCGCTGACTTCTTTTTGTCGTATGGAGTGGTCGACTTGTTGCCCAGCTCAAAGTAAATGAGCTGCCCTATCGGCATACCGGCATACACACGAACCGCGTGCACCACGGTTATCTCCAAGGTCCAGTGACCGCAGAACCCTACATCTCCCTTGCCTGCGGTAGCATGGATAGATATGCCCAGCCTTCCGGTGGATGACTTACCCTCAATGAATGGGACGTGATCGTGTGCCTCGGTGTACTCTATCGTGCTCCCAAGGTACAGTATCCCCGGGTGCAGTACGATACCGTCATCTGGTATCTCCACCTCCTCTGTAAGGTTGTCCTTCTTGGCATCAAGGACCGGGTCTATGTACGCCATCAGGTACTTGCTGAGGTGTACGTCGTAGGAGTTTGACCCGAGATTTGAATGGCGGAATGGTTTGATCACTATACTACCGTAATTGAGGTAGTGCAGGATCTGTCGATCGCTCAGCATGTGTTTCAGTTTTTGTGAAATAGTTTGGTTTGTTTCATTAAAAGTGAAATAAAAGAGCCCCATGTAGAAACACAGGGCGTCTGAACCGTATGCAAAAAGAAGTTTACCCGACTCTAGCCCGGCGTGTTACCCAAGCGCTCACCACCTTGGATTGCTTTCTTCATTGTGGTTTATTGTTTGAGGTTGTAAGATACTGACCGATCAGGAAAATCAGTACACCCAATCCCAACGTCCAGATGATCAGCATGATCTGCGTGAACGTGTCGTAGGTGTACCAGTTGGCGTACATGTCGTAGATCCTCTCAAGCAGGCGGACTTTCTCGCAGCCCTCCTCTGTTACGATAACGCTAAGCATCAGCGCGATGATGGTTGTCTTCATTTTATTATTTGAATAGTTCGTCGATCACCATTGATACGTTCTCCTTGTTCTTGGCCATAGCCATCGCTGATGACTTTATCTGGTCCTTGGTCTTGTTCTGTCTGAGCCCGACAAGGATGGACCCAAACACGTTCACACTCTCGTCCGGCATGACAGTGTCTCTTATCTTGATCAGATCCTTTGTCATGCTATCCGCCATCTTCTTCTCGTCCTTAAGGCCCTTCTTGCTGGACACAATCCTAGCCGCCTCGTCCGGCTTGAGCCTGTAGTACTTTGTGCTAGACGACTCTCGCATGTTTTCTGAACCGGAAGACGGGCTTCCGTCAGGACTTGGCTTCACCCAAGACTCGCCCTTCCCCTCGTTGTACAGATCGTAGTTGTTGAAGGTCTTGTACACGCCGGGTTCGTCTGACTCTTCAGTGACGAACTCAAGGTGTCTGGCCACCATCTCACCCATGGCAGACCCCTCTTGTGGAGCAAAGTACTGCACTAGATCTCCCGGGCGTAGCTTCTCACCCACGGGCACCTCTTCGTATCCGGCCCTTGATATCTGCTTCTCTATGAGCGGGTTGTACTGTGGTATCTTACGGCCCTTGCTGTCTGTTGCCAGCCCTGTGTTGATGGTGCCGGACATCTTACTGAAGTCAACGCCTGCATCGGCAGCGATGGTGCACACTCCGGCCGCACATGTGTTCTGGTTGAGCGGGTTACCGTACACAGGTATACCGGCTTTCTTACCCTTGGATATCCTGTCCTTGGCGTCGCTTACCATCTTAGCCGAAACGTAAGAGCTGTCGTCTGTTATTTCGGATGGTTCAACACCGTACTTTTCTTTGAACTTGTCAGAGAAGGATTGATACTCTTTTGATTTGTCCATGAACTCCTTTATTTTCTTTGCGGAGTCTGATGGGTTGAAGTCTGGCATTGGTTTCTTTTGACGTAAAGTTACTCAATACATGTGTAATGCGTTTGTAGTGTGGCCAGCTCGGGGGTGGCTAGCTGTAAGACAAAGAAAGAACCCAGTGTAGAAACACCGGGCGTATACACCGTTTATAAATAATACAACCATACCATAGCTAGAGAGCAGAGCAGTGGTTAAAGAAAAGAGGACCGGAACAGGGCTCGAACCTGCAAGCCGTATGATTTGAACTACACTACCTCTCTGGGATACCGTTCCCTATCATACGCAGCGTCTACCATATCAGGCACATACTATTACTCTTTGTACCGTCATTCCGCCATCCGTCCATTTGCTTGTCTTTCCAAGCCGCCACCAACTTTGTTTTTCAATGTTTTGGGGTTGGCACCTCCAGAGGTCAGGGATGGACTTGCACCATCAAGTTTTACTTAAAGCAGCAAACACCTCGTAAGGCAAAAACGCTGTGCGTCTTATTATTTCATTCCGCCACCTGACTTATCTAACTATTTTTCGTCCTCCGGCATTGGAACAATTCTGAAAACTTCTTTATTTTTTTGAAACTCTTCAAGCTCCTTTTGTTCTGATTCCTCAATAAAGTTTTGTGCTTCTTCGAGGCTTAAATTGGTTTCAAATACTACCCGAAATTTTGAATTTTCTACTTGATAATTCATTTTTTTCTTTTTTGTTATTAATACGAAAAATCGTAGTCAGGACAGGATTTTACTTGCCCTATATCTTTTAGTCATCATATTATTTATTGCACGACATTCCGAGCATCTACAACCTCTTAAGTATGCGCCCCTGCTTGGGTGTTTTTTGAGATTCTTGCCCTTAAGTTTAAAGTTTATTTTCCCTTTGTTTATAGCATCGTTCCAGTTTTCTTTCGGAGTCCCAAGAAACAGATGTTCAGGATTTACGCACTTTCTATTGTCACAGGTATGACATACATACATACCTTTAGGTATCTCTCCATTATGCATTTCATATGAAACCCTGTGCGCATCTACAACTTTTCCATCAACCTTGATTGCCCCATATCCAGTTTTTCCTCTTAATGCAGCAGTCCATATCCAACAGGTGTCTGTTTTGATAATCTTGTCAAAGAATCTTTTCATGCTCGATAATTTGTAGTCACAAATATACGAACCTTTTTACCTTCATTCCGCCACCTGACTATATTTTATAAAATTCCCCTTTGTACTAAATGGAGTATTATTATACCAATTATCCCACCAATAAAGAATCCTAGTAAAAA